AATTTTGGATCGTTACTATTAACTAAACTCTCAGATAGTAAATCGAATAGTGCTGAGACATATTGAAGTTTAGCATCGCGTTTAGCACTTCTTATGTTTGCTAACAATGTGCTAGCTTTTGTTGCCGTTTTTCCTCTAGGAGAAATAACTGAGTACATTGCTTCTAATCCCTTCACAACTCCAAGATTGGCAACAGTTGAGGAATCACTCTTGACAGAGATATTGATCTGATCCTTAACCAACTCCTGTCCGTTAGCAAATATTGTAACCATAATATCTGCCTTGATATTACCATCCGCTTGCTCACCAGTCACACCATCTGCCAAAACGTTATATCTAATGACATCAGTGTTTTTATTCATCAAAAACTTCTTCTTAGCAGTGATCAATCTTCTAAAGAGAATAGATCCTCTAGATGCTAATAAATTATCAACTTTTTTTGCTAGTTTTCCATAATCTCTTTTCTCTTCAACATACTTCGAGTATTCATCACCAAATCCAGGATAAACCTCTGCTGGTTTTAAATATACTTCCAATCCAACTTGAATATAATCAGCAGGATTATTGCCTCTCTGTTGAATAAAATATGGTTGTCCACTAGACATGTTTGGATTTGCGTTACTATCACCAGGTGCTATTTCATACCCCAATGGATCATCATTTGGAAACAACCTTTTGATACCTATTCTAGGATTGATACCCTCCATTAGGACGGTTTGCTTTCTAAGTTTGCTTATATTTGATTTTACCTTTTGCATATTTGCCCCATCATCAGGGTCGCAAAAAATCATGGCAATATACATCGCCATGATTCCTTCGATAATACTACCTTCTTTTACACCAGTAGCCATTTTTTTTCTAACTATTTAGAGTTTGCCTCCAACATATGCGTCACCAATAACTCTAGAATAATCGTTAAGAGTGCCATCAATTTCACACTTAAGGTGCCATGTTGTCATTTCAATCACACCTTCTTTAGTACCACCAGTAAGCATTTTACGTCCCTCAACAGTCATGGTTGTAAACAAACCAAATCTTGTTTCCCAAACATAAAATGCTTCATCGATAAGTTCAGCACCATCAGGAACTTTAACAATCGTCTGGCTTGACTGTTTCGTCGCTTCCATTGTTTCCATTTGCTTTGTTAAATCCAAAAGGTCCTTCTTTTTCTTTTTTATCTAGGGCTAGTTTGAGTGCGAGTCCACCAACTGCCTCCATAACCTTGAGAACTTGCTCAGGTTTTGCATCCTCACCAAGTTCTTTGGCAACATACCAATACTTAGGCCAGAATGTTTCTCCAGCCCTTTCATAGTCTTCAAGCGTCAATAATTTCATTCTTCAATGCCTCTTCAATCTGTTTGTCAAGTTCAACAATCACATTACGAATGTTATTAACCCGTTTGGGACAGGATTTCTCATCATACGTATAGACTTTTGTGTCTGTAAAGAGTGAACATCTGACATCCATTGCGGTTGCCAAATCCATTTCAACATTAATCACGGTTTTCCTCCAAATGTTTATCTAACTGTTGTGAAATCTCCCTGATCTTCAATATACCTTCATCAGAAAAGAAACCAGGATGATCTTTTGTATACAAGAAAAGATGATGACGTAAAACTATTGCGTCACGTCTATCCAATTCAAGGTTGATCACCCTTCACCTGCCTCAGCATCGTCACCAGTGTAGGGTTGAAAACCTACGTCGGGGGGTGGGTTGTTTTCAAAAGTATCTAAAACTGCTTCTGCTTCACTTGCGAACATGTTAGAGAACCAATCTTTGATGCTGTACCAAACAGTCCATTGTTGTTGATTATTATCTGTCACAGATCTCCCTCCTTACGGTTTTCAGAATAGTATGCGTCAAATGTTCCCTCAGGATATCGAGCAGAGAGTTTCTCAATATTCATATCAAGAATCTCATCAAAGTTGGTATCCAGTGCCATGAATGCTTGAGCAAGATACCAGCAAATATCTCCCAGTTCACGCTTCATGTGGAACACATTGTCCTCATTGTAGGGTTTACCTTGGAAAACAATCTTTTTTACAACTTCAGTAAACTCACCAGCTTCTGCAGTCAAACCAAGTGCAGCAGTCAGAAGTTGAGTGGTATTAGTACCATTTGCTTCAAGTTCTGCAAATCGAGTTGCCATGACTGCATAGTCAAGACTTGGAGCACTAGTGGTTTGCTTAACAAATTCAGTGTAATTATTCATAGTTTTCTTTTTAAGTTGTTCGCGATAAAATTCTTGAGTGTACCCATCATTGAATGGTGAGTTTGCTTCGACTTGAAGTTCGAGTTTGTTCATCAATCGTGATAATTAGGAATAAATGGTTCTTGACTATTTTGAGGAAGTTTTTGTTGAGTTGATAGTTTTTCACCAGCAACTTCAATATAGTCCACTTCTTCCCAACTACCCCCGACACCACCATCCATGTTGACTACAATGTCACGAGTGGGAAGTTGTTTGCCATTGGAAACATCAATAATGTCACCAGGAAGAGGATTAAACGTGAAGTAATGTCCATCCCAGTATTTGTTTCTACTATGCATGAGGTTGACTGCATCTCTTTCGATACCACAGTCAGCGATCTTTTTGCCGTCTGGATCAAATACAGAATAGTAACCGTTCATTAGAATTTGAATCCATCAAAGGACTTCTTAGGTTTTTCATCATAAGTATACTCCTCTTCTTGCCCACTGTCAACAACATCGTTCTGTGCTGACTGCTCACAATCATACAGACGCATCTTAGCACGATCAATACCAACCACAAAACGCTTAAAAATGGTTGGATCATTATATCGATTCTTCAACTGCTTCACCATAATTTGCCCGAGTTCCTCAAGCTCATCAGTTGAAATAAGGGCAAACATAAGATCAGCAGTAGCAGGCAAGCCAAAGGACTCACTAGTATCAGTAAGCTCCACATCAGAGCTACCGTAACCAGAACGGGTAGTCTGGGTGGCAGATACGATAGGTACGTTCGCTTCGACAGCGAGTCCTCTAAGCTCTTCAGCAATTGCCTTGATATACGAATATGAATTGACAGAAAGATTTCCGCGATACCTAGAGGAAGCACATATATTAAGGTAATCAATGAAAATAATGTCAGGGCGAAATGATTTCTTAATAGCGAGTTCATTAAGAAGTCCACGGAAATGTCCTGCATGAGCAGTCGCAGTAGGATACTCTTTAATAATTAGGGTTCCTTGCGTCTTCTCAGAGAGTTTTGTCACCTTACTCTCAAACATTACCTTAGGAAGATCTGCTATTTCCTGAATAGGTACATTGAGTAGGTTAGCATCAATTCGCTCCGCAATCTTTTCTTCAGCCATTTCAGCCGTGATGTATAGTACGTTTTTCCCTCCCAGGAGTGCGGAAGCTGCGACATGGCACATAAACAAACTCTTACCGACACCAGTGCCAGCGAGAGCAATGTTAAGCGTTTTATTCGGGATGCCACCCTTTGTAATTTTGTTGAAATACTCCAAGTCGAATTCAACTTTGTCTTCCTTTTTGTGGTAGGAGTCGTATCGAGCTGCATAGTCTTGAAGATAGTCATGTCCTACATGAGTGTCAAATGATACCGCAAGAGCATCTGATAAAATAGTTGGAATGGCATCTCGATTCTTCTTTTCATCATTACCGTCAGCAATGTGAATTGATTCCATCAGTGCCAAATAGATAGCACGATCTCGACACCACTTTTCAGTAGTAGAAACTAACCACTCAAATTCAGTGGGTGCTTCTTCCAATGAAGAAATGAGTTGAGTAATTTCTTTGTAGTCATCACCAGTAATATCCTGACGTTTCTCTGTTTCAATACAGAGAATCTCTTTAGTAACTGGTTTATTATACTGCTCTACAAACTTGAGAATCTCTTCATAGACAATCTTTTGACTACGGTTCTCAAAATAATCTGCTTTGATGAATGGAATTACCTTACGGACATATTCCTCATTATGAAGTAAGTTCCTAAGAATTAGAAACTCAACATTGTCCATAACTAAACTCCTGTTTTGCAATCTCGTCTA